TTAAAAAGATTGGTTTGCCACAGTTTAAAAAGGGTGGTAAAACAAAAGACAAAATGGGTGACCCCCTTATTGACATCGAAATATTCATGAGAAGTGTATAATGGCTATAGATAAAAAAATTAATCCACCGATAGAAGAGCTACCTAGAATAGATCAATATGCTGGTGGCACAGTTGATGTTGATGTTCAAAATGCTCAACCTCAAGGCTTAAGAATGCTTCAAGATGGTGGAGCTATGCTTGGAGAGAGTATGATGCAATCAGCTCCAGAGCATGATTCTAATTTAGCAGACTTTGTAGATGAAACCGAACTTGAAAAAATTTCAAGTGATTTGCTCAGTGATTATTTGAATGACAAAGAAACAAGAAAAGATTGGGAAGAAGGATACACACAAGGATTAGATCTTTTGGGTTTTAAATACGAAGATAGATCACAACCTTTTCAAGGCGCTAGTGGTGTTACACATCCGTTACTTGCAGAATCAGTAACACAATTTCAAGCACAAGCTTACAAAGAACTATTACCTCCAGGTGGTCCTGTAAAATGTAATATTGTGGGCGCTGAAAATCCAGCAGTTGAGGATCAAGCAAAACGTGTAAAAGAATTCATGAATTATCAAATTACATCTGTAATGGAAGAATATGATTCCGACATGGATCAAATGCTTTTTTTCTTAGCTCTAGCAGGATCTTCATTTAAAAAAATTTATTATGATACGAACATGGGTAGAGCTGTTGCAAAGTTTATACCTGTTGAAGATTTAGTCGTGCCTTATCACTCAACAGATTTAGAAACTGCTCCTAGGATTACACATGTATTAAAACAAAACAAAAACGATGTGAGAAAAAGTCAGGTCAGTGGTTTTTACAGAGATGTAGAATTAGACGTAGTTAATAAGCAAGATAGAATACAAGAGACATATGATAAAATAGAGGGAGTAACTCCTAACGATAGCACAAACTATAATGATCAATGCACATTATTAGAGATGCATTGTGATCTTGATATTCCAGGTTTTGAAGACATTGGCATGGATGGTGGACCCACAGGTGTTAAATTACCTTACATTGTTACTATTGATGAAGGCTCAAGAAAAATTTTATCAATCAGAAGAAACTATGCAGAGAATGATAAGTTAAAAAAGAAAATACAATACTTTGTTCATTATCGTTTTTTACCTGGACTTGGGTTTTATGGTTTTGGTCTAATACACATGTTGGGCGGTCTATCTAGAACTGCCACTTCTGCGCTTAGACAATTAATTGATGCGGGTACATTATCAAACTTACCTGCAGGTTTTAAAGCAAGAGGGCTGCGTATTCGTGACGACGACAATCCTTTACAGCCAGGTGAATTTAGAGACGTTGATGCACCAGGAGGAGATCTAAGACAAAACTTTGTTCCATTACCATATAAAGAACCAAGTCAAACTTTAATGCAACTTTTAGGGTTTTGTGTTGATGCAGGTAAAAGATTTGCTGCTGTAGCTGATGCAAAGATTGCTGATTCCAACAATGCTAATCCTGTTGGCACAACAATGGCGATGATTGAGCAAGGCACTAAAGTTATGAGTGCTATACATAAAAGATGTCATTACGCACAAAAGATAGAGTTTAAATTATTAGCTAGAATATTTCAAATATATCTGCCACCCGTATATCCGTACAACGTAACTGGAGGACAAAGAGAAATCAAGACAACTGATTTCGATGATAGAATAGATATCATTCCTGTATCTGATCCTAGTATTTTTTCAATGTCTCAAAGAATTCAACTTGCTCAAGCACAGTTGCAATTAGCTCAAACTAATCCGCAAATTCACAATACTTACGAGGCTTACAGAAGAATGTATCAAGCTTTAGGAATTCAAAACATCGATGCTATTTTACCACCACCTGCACGTCCTGCACCAAAAGATCCCATTACTGAAAATGCAGAATTATTAAATAAAAAAACTGCACAAGCTTTTGCAGATCAAGATCATGTTTCACACATTTCTGCTCACAGAGCATTAATGTCATCTGTTTTGGTAAGAACCATGCCTGACGTTTTAGTCAACACTATGAGTCACGTATTACAGCATTCATCAATGTTAGCTGCTCAAAGTGTATTAGAAAAAAATAAAGAAAAATTAGAACAATTAGCAGAACAATTTGGTGGTCAAATTCCAGAACAAATTCAAATGCAAATAAACAATGTAATACAAGAGCAGATAGCACAAGTACAAGCAGAAATTATGGCTCAGATGGTAGCTGAAGAACAAGAATATCTAGAAGGATCTGGTGAAGATCCAGTAGTAGATCTTAAAAAACAAGAATTAGATATAGAACAACAAAGAGTAATGGCTGATGCAATGGCTAAACAAGCTAAAACAGAACTCGATATTGCTAAATTAGAACAAAAAGCAATGATAGATGCAGCTAAATTACAACAAACAGCTGAATTAGCAGCTCAAAGAAATAACATACAAATGCAAAAATTAAATGCCACTCAAAGAAGGTAAATCACAAAAAACAATATCTAAAAACATAAAGATGTTAAAAAAAGAAGGTAAGCCAATGAAACAGGCTGTTGCCATAGCATTATCTAAAGCTGGTAAGAAAAAAAAGAAACGAAAAAGAAGTTGATAAATATCAAATTGTGTCCATAATAACTGTATGGAAGCACCGCAAATAAATAAAATTGTTGACGATCTAATAACTTATGCCTTTCAAGACAGTTTTTCTGAGGAGGAAAGAATGGTTGTTGCATCTCTATTTATGACTGCCGCTCAAATGATCTATTTACAAACAATGGGCGAAAGTGGTAAGAAGGCTTTTGAGAATGACAAAGATAACATACTCAAAGAAAGAAAACCAACGTTACACTAAGAGGTCTTATGAAATTTAAACAAGCAAAAATGGAAACTGTAAAGTCTACAAATCCTTTTCCTAATCCTGCCGTTGCAGATACAGCAGCTGTTACTATGCCAGCGTATGTTGTAAAAGATAACAAAGGTCCAGGTCCAAAAGGGCAGACTAGCAGGCAACAAATCAAAAAAGTTGCATTTAAGGGCGTAAAGTAATAAAACCCTTATAACAAGGAGGTTTCTATGAAACTTTTAACAGACCTATGGGATCATTTAAAAGAATGGTCTGATTGGAGCATGAAAGACTGGATTAAAGCTGGAATTGTAGCTATAATCGTAATTATAATAATTGGAGCAATATAAAAAGAATTTATGGTATGGCAATTACTAGCAAAACCACTTCTTGGCGTCGTCGCTGATGGCGTCAAGGGTTTTGTCGAAACAAAAAAAGCAAAACAAGAACTTAAACTTACAACAATCAAAGCTACCCAAAAACTTAAAGAAGATCAAATAGCAGGCAAAGTTGCATGGGAGCAAAGTGCTGTCGATCAAATGAAAGGATCGTGGAAAGATGAAGTAGCATTAATTGTTTTATTACTTCCAGCCGTTCTAGTCTTCACGCCTTTACAAGAACATGTGCACAAAGGTTTTATTGCTTTACAAGACCTTCCGTCGTATTATCACAATTTGTTATATATTGCGATTTCTGCGAGCTTTGGCATTAAGGCGGGATCTAGTGCAATAGGATTATTTAAAAAGAAGTAATGAGTTACGAAGATCTATCAAACTCAGTGAAATTAAGTGAAGGCTTTAAAAATAAAATTTATCAAGATACTGAAGGGTTTGACACAATAGGCTGGGGCCATAAAGTTGTCCAAGGAGATCCGTTTGAACCGGGAGTAGAATATACAGAAGATGATTTACAAGCAGTATTTGATAAAGATTTAAGTAGAGCTGTAGCTCAGATGAAACAATTATTAATAGAGAATGGCATTGATGAAGTGCCTGAACAAGCTCAACACGTCTTAACTGAGATGTGCTTTCAACTTGGTAAAACAGGTGTTGCTAAGTTTAAGAATATGTGGAAATGCCTGCAGGAAGACAATTTTATCGGCGCAAGTTATGAGATGCTGGATTCCAGGTGGAATAAACAAACACCAAATCGATGCAAAAAATTGTCTGATAAAATGAAATCATGCGGTTAGAAAATTTTTTTACAGCTTACAAAAAACAATTAATTGATAGACAAAAGGCGGTTGAAGAGTCTATAACCAGTGGACTGTGTAAAGACTGGTCAGATTACAAATATTTGACGGGTAAGAATGCAGCATTAAAAAACGAGATACAGGAACTCACGGACCTGCTAAAGAAAACGGAGCTAGAAGATGACGACTAAACCAAAACTTATTGTCCCAAAACACATATGGGATGGTAAAGCAGCTGAAAAAGCAAAAAGCGAATTAGAAAAAGTGCCAGAGCCTTGTGGATACAAAATAGTTTTATTTCCATTAAAATTAGATAACAAAACTTCATCTGGAATTCATTTAACAGATCAAACTGTTGAGGAATCACAGATTTCAACAAATATTTGTAAAGTTTTAAAAGTAGGTAGCGATTGCTATCTAGACAAAACAAAGTTTCCTAGTGGTCCTTTTTGTAAAGCTGATGACTGGGTTATCATTGCCAAGTACGCAGGTGCTAGAATTAAAATTGATGGCGGTGAACTACGTATTGTCAATGATGACGAAATAATGGCAAAGGTCAGAGATCCAAGAGATATCTTACCACGTAACTTACTATAAAATGGAGAAACCTATGCAACCACAACCAAATACTGAAAACAATAAAATGGTTCCTCTAGACACATCGGGTGAGTCTGTTGATGTCGAAATAAAAGAGGAAGAGAAAAAAGAGTCTGATGTTCAAGTAACTCAAGAAGCATCTCCTGCCGAAGAGCCAAAGAAAGAATCTAAAGAACACGACGAGTATTCTAATAAAGTTCAGACTAGAATAAATGATTTAACAAAAAGATGGAGAGAAGAGGAGAGAAAAGCGGAAGCTGCTTTACAATATGCTAAATCTGTAAAAGCAGAAAATGATAATCTCAAAACTCAAAAAGATACATTAGATCAATCCTATATTGAAGAGTTTAAGAATAGAGCTGCTGCTGAAGAAAAACAGCTGCAAAATCAATTACAAGAAGCTTTGCAGGCTCAAGACTTTAAAAAGCAAGCAGAACTGCAAGCAAAACTTACTGATGCTGTTTTACAAAGACAAAGAGCAGAAATGACTCTTAGAAACAAACAAGCAGAAGCAGAAAAGCCTGTAGAAGAAAAACCAGCACCCAATTTTCAAGCTGAACAACCTCAACCAAATCCTGCTGTAGAACCTAGTGAAAAAGCAAAAGCCTGGGTAGCAAAAAACAAATGGTTTGGTAATGGCTCTGAAGATCAGCATGATTTAATTAAAACTATGGCCACTTATGGAATTCACAGACAATTAGTCTTAGAAGGTTACAACAGTGAGTCAGATGATTACTATAATGAAATTGATGCTAGACTTAATGCAAGATTTAATGATAATAGTAATATAACAACTAATTCAAGCAACAGGCCCGCTCA